ATTATCCCTTGCGTTTGGCATTAGTTATTTCCATGCCGAACCCTTGAAGCTATCAACTAAAGCCATATTTGAACCATTAACGGCATAAATCATTATTTTAGCTTTATCGTCTTGCTTAACAATGCTTTTACCTTTTTGAATGGCTTCTAGCTTGTTAGGGTATTCAAATCGTTGTCTATCCCCTAACGGCTTCCAATTGATACAAGTATAATATTCCGGATTAGTAACCGCTAATATTTCCCTTTGGTTAAATTGCATTTTTTTAGACATAGTATTGATTCCTTTCTATATAATTTATATCAAAAGCCATGAAATATACAAGACTAATACAACTAAAAGCCCTAAAGCTATATATATAAAAGTCTTTCTTTTTGGTTCTTTGTAGTGTTTTTCTATTGGATATTTGTAAAGTTGTGGATATTTCAACCTATGTACTTCGCCAAATGTCATAAATGGGAAGCATTTACGCTTTAATTGTTTGGTTAAAATATCACAAATTGAAGTATAATCTTTGTTTTTCATATTATCCCCCTATATAAAATTCCTTGCTATATCTAAAGCAAGAACTAAAAAACAACCAAAAGCCAAAATAAATCCGGTTGTTGGCATTGTTAAAGTTAAAGCCATGCCCATTGCAGAACATAAAGCTAATAAAACCCATTTAATAATATAAAACATAATTATAACCTTTCGCATTTAATTAAATCGTAATATTTATTATCTAATAAATTTTTAAGTTTATTAGTATTTTTGATTGTAGCGTTATAAGATTTTTTAGCTAAAGGCGAATCTATTTCATATCCGAAATTATCGCAAAAATCTTCAAATATTTCGCCGTCAACCCCTAATGAATCACACAATAAACAATCCAAAACGGAATCTAATTTAGGTTCACCTTCTATGCCAAAACCTTGACTATAAAAAATAGTCATTTGTTTAAAGCCGTACCTAGAATCTAAATGGTTTCCGTCTAGTTTGAACTTTCTTTTAATAGTAACTTTGTAATGGTTCATGTCTTGATTATCCATATTAGGGTTACTATCCGCATGACTTGAACTTATTGAAAGATTATTATTTTTAATAAAATCTTTAATTGTAGCTTGATTCATATTTCCCTCCTTTTGTTTAATTTGTAAATTACGAATCATAAATAAAAGTAACATAATACAAAAGTTATACAAGTAATAAATAGCTATGTTCTTGGTTTGTTCTTCATTTTTTTTTATTTGATTACCCTAAAATTGGGTATATAAGGTGTCTAGCAAAGGGTTTATGAAAAATAAAGGGTTTTCAATGATTCCGAATCAAGTGATTTGGGACGAAGATTTATCAAATGACGCAAAGCTATTATTTAGCTATTTGCGTAGCTTATCGGAAAAATACCGGACTTTACGAAATAAGACGCTGTTAATAAAGCTGGGGATTAGCTTAAATACTTTACAAAATTGCAAGGCCGAACTTATTAAATATGGGTATTTAAAGGTAATTAGAAAGACTTCCGCCAATAAATATGAACTAGCAATTCCAAATAAGGTAGTATTGCCCTACCCTAATTTTGGGCAACCAATTACCCAAAAACTGGGTAGTATTAAAAAGAGTAATACTAATACTCAAAATACTAAATATATAAAAGGGTTTAAAAAATTAAAAGGTTTTAAGGGTTAGTTTAAATGTCTAATAGTTATCCGGTAACCCCCCTGCCTTACTATTTTAAAGGCAAGGAATTACAACCAACAAAAAACAATTCTTATACTTTTAAAGAAAAGGTTGAAATTTGTATTAAGCTAAATCAAGAATATAAAGCCGGAATATTGTCCGTTGGAAAGTTGGTTTGGATTTGGGAAAATGGCCGTTTTGGTAAATTCACCGTTGAATGTATTATTGACGATATGCTAGAAAAAGAAATAATTAAGTTGAATCCTATTACCCTTGACAAGCGAAGATTTAGGGAAAAAAAGGGTTTTTTTGACTGGTAATTATGTAACAGTGTGTTGTATAAATACCACGCATGTTTTATTAAGTAGCTACTTCGTTGGAGGGCGGTTCTCTTTCCTTTCTTACCGCCCCCAACCCTAGAAAGGATTTAAAATTATGGTAGGAAGAAAAAGAAAATTAACCGAAAAATTAGCTGAAAAGATTTTAGATTTAATAGCCGATGGTTTAACTATTAGACAAATATTTGAAAGGGAAGATATTCAATATACTTGGACAAGTTTCCGAAAAGAATTAGTAAGCGATTCAAACTTAATGGATAGATACCAAAAATCTAAAGAACTTGCCATTGATTTAGAATTATCAAACTTGAAAGACAAAAGACTTGAACTTGAAGCAAAAATAGAATCCGGCGAAATAGACGGCAAGGCCGGTCAAAATTTAGTAAATCTTTATAAAATTATCGTAGCTTCAAGCCAATGGTCGGCAAGTAAGTTAGCAAGTAAAAAATATGGCAAACAAGCCGAAGTTTTGACGCTTAAAGGTTCACAAAACGAACCAATTAATATAAGTTGGAACAATAAATAGACTTAATTATGAATAAATATTGAATTAATTTATTATTTTTTATTTTTGCTTTGGTTTAAAAGTATTGATTTAATTGATAGTTTGCCATTTCTTGCACAAACAAAAAGCAGTTTATATATGTGAGGTGTTCTTGTTTTGTTCTTGAATGATTCTAATTAGCAAGGCAATTTCCAGTAATGCAATATTATCGGAAGTTTTATTATCAGTAATGATGAATTATCGTTAGTAATAATTTGGCCATAATTGGTTATATTTATAAAATCTGGGGGGTTTTGAGCGACCGGCTACCCAACACCGGCGACCGGCGTTTGATAAAAATGAATGGGTGGTATATATAAACAAAATGGATGACCTTATATTAAAAACAATAATTTTTATTATGAAAGATACTAAAACCAATAAACCGGTTGTAGTTTCACATTTTCAAGGATTCGATTCCGAACTAGAAGCACACAATTTTTCCGAATTTTTAAAAGAACAATTTATCCAACCGATTGAAAAAGAAGACCCTTATCCAAATGTAACCTTGCATTAGGGGGGTTTTGTTTAAATATGAAACAAATTGTAATTCCTTATACACCTAGGGAAATCCAAAAATTTTTGCATCAAAAATGCGATGTCAACCGATTTAATGTTGTAATAGTTCATAGAAGAGGCGGTAAAACAGTCTTTGCTATAAACCATTTAATTAAGGCGGCCTTGACGAACAAAAACCCCTACCCAAGATACGCCTTTATTTCGCCATATAGATTGCAAGGGAAAAGCACCGCTTGGGATTACCTAAAGCAATTTTCGGCCGCCATACCTGGAACTAAATTTAACGAATCAGAATTAAGGGTTGATTTTTCCGTCAACAATAGCCGTATTCAAATTATTGGGGCGGAAAATAGTTCGGCCATAAGAGGACAATACTTTGACGGAATTATTGTTGACGAAACACAAAATATATCGCCGGATTTGTTTGATACTATTTTACGGCCTTGCTTATCCGACCGAAGAGGCTTCGCTATATTCATAGGTACGCCAATGGGTCGTAATTGGTTTTTTGATTTACATGAGAAAGCTAAATTACAAAAGGATTGGTTCACATGCGTTTTCAAAGCTAGTCAAACTAAAATTATTCCTAAAGAAGAATTAGAAGCAGCAAAATTGGCGATGTCGCCGGAAAGTTACGAACAAGAATTTGAATGCTCATTTCAAGCCGGAATTAGCGGTTCTTATTTTGGTAGCATTATTGAAGAATTAGAACAAGAAAACCGAATACAAGATTTTGAAATTGACGAAAATCTACCGGTCGAAACTTGGTGGGATTTGGGCATGAATGACTCCACCGTAATTATATTTGCCCAAAGGCGTAGCAATGGTGAAGTTAGGATTGTGGATTGTTACGAAAATTCTAGTGAGGGGTTAGAGCATTATTTTAATGTTATAGACGATAAACCCTATACTTATTCAAAACATATCGCCCCCCATGATATTAGGGTAAGGGAAATAGGAACTAATAAATCAAGATGGGAAACCGCAAGGGAGATGGGAATGGAATTTGAAATCGCTCCAAAACTTTCAATAGAAGACGGAATAGAACAAGTTAGAAGATTATTACCAAAATGTTATTTTCATAAAAGTAATTGCAAAAAATTATTAGAAGCGTTAAAAAGCTATTGTAAGCGATGGGATGAAAAAAATAATTGTTTTAGGAATAAACCCCTACACAATTGGGCATCACATTTTTGCGATAGTTTCAGATACGGTGCTATTACCGAACCAATAGAAAGAACCAATTGGAAAAAACCGATTGAAGTCAATACAAGTTACATAGTTTAATATGGTAAAAAAAGATAAAGAAATTCAAGACATAGAATTACAAGGTATATTAGGAAGCCAAATAAGAAATTCATTAGGTTATTTAGGCGGCGAATTATCTTCGCAAAGAAGAAAATCCATTGAATATTATTTAGGCGATAAACTTGGAACGGAAATAGATGGCCGTTCACAGGTGGTGTCAACTGATGTTTCGGATACTGTTGAAAGTATCTTGCCAAACCTATTAAGGGTATTTACTGCTTCCGATAAAGTTGTGCGTTGCGATCCGGTTACGGCGGAAGATATTGAAATTAGCGAACAAGCTACGGCATATTTAAATCATGTTTTCTACAAACAAAACGATGGCTTTTCATTGCTATATAATTTTTTCAAAGATGCATTAATTGAAAAAAATGGTTTCTTAAAAATTTATTGGGATGAAAGCGAAACAATAGAACATGAAACTTATAGAAATTTAACACCGGCTGAAAAAGAAGCATTAAACGATACCAAAGATGAAATAGAAGTTATTGAAGAAGAAACTATTGTTGACGAAGTTGTAAAAGAACAACAAGAAATGGCTAGACAACAAGCCGAACAACAAGGCGTAGATATTTCAAATGTAGAATTTCCTGATCCGGTTTTATATAATTGCAAAATTAAAAGAATTAGAAAACAAGGCCAAGTAAAAATAGAAAGCATACCGCCGGAAGAATTTTTAATAGAAAGAAAAGCTAAAACAATCAAAGACGCTGATTTTGTTGCCCACAAAGTTTATATGTCAAGAAGCCAATTAATTGAAATGGGTTTTGACGAAGAAACAGTTAATAATTTACCGGCTTCACAAGACCAAAATTTTAATACCGAAGATGTTGCAAGAACAAGAAACATTGAAAGTTATAATTTAGATACGCCTACCGATAAATCTACGGCAAAGATACAAGTTTTTGAAACTTACATAAGATACGATTACGATAATGATGGTATTGCCGAACTCCGAAAAATTATTTGTGCCGGAGAAGACGGACATTTTATTTTAGAAAATATGCCATGCGATAGTATTCCGTTTGTAACAATTACACCTATTCCAATGCCGCATAGATTTTACGGAAGAAGTATTTCCGAATTAGTAGAAGACATTCAATTAATGAAATCTACTGTTATGCGTCAACTTTTAGATAATATGTATCTTACAAATAATAATAGGGTTGCCATAATGGACGGAATGGTCAACATGGACGATTTATTGACTACTAGACCAGGCGGTGTTGTTAGAACTAAACAACCACCAGGCCAAGTTATGCAACCGCTTCAAGCACAACCTATTTCTAATCAAGCGTTTCCAATGTTAAGTTACTTGGATTCCGTTAGGGAAGTTAGAACCGGTATATCAAAACAAGTTCAAGGATTAGATCCAAATACTTTAAACGCAAAAACAGCAACAGGTGTTAATGCGTTAATGACACAAACACAAATGCGTTCGGAATTGGTAGCCAGAGTGTTTGCTGAAACCGGCGTAAAAGATTTATTTAGAAAAATATTTGAACTAATGGTTAAGTACCAAGACAAACAACAAATAATTGAACTTAATAATACATACATTCCGGTAAAACCTACGGAATGGAAAGACAAATTTAACATAAATATAGTTGTTGGCTTGGGTACAGGTTCAAAAGAACAACAAATTATCATGCTAAACAATATTTTAGAAAGACAATTACAAGCATTTAATCTTCAAGGCGGTAAAGAAATGCCAATGGTTACATTAAAAAATATGTATAACACATTATCTAAAATAATTGAAAACGCAGGTCTTAAAAATGTGGACGCATACTTTGTAAATCCGGATATTGGCAAACAACAAATGCCACCTCCACAACCACCGCCATTAACACCTATTGAAAAAATAGAATTTACTAGAATTAATTCGGAAGAAAAACGAAAAGTTGCGGAACTTGAATTAGAAAAAGGTGAATTGATTAGAAAAAATCAAGAAATGCAATTGGACTTTGAAACTAAAATGAAAGAAATGGCCTTGAAGTACAATACACAAATTGATACAGCAAAAATTAAAGCCGAAGCCGATTTAGATAAGTTGATGGTAGCAGGAAATAGCAAGATACTTGAACAAGCCCAAAAATCTGCTAATATGCTTTCCCAACAAGTCAAAGGATTAGATGGAAACGAAAGACCAGACGCTCAGGGAAACGGAAGTAAGCCGCTCCCAACAAGCGAAACAATTACTGGACAATAAACTTTTTCAAGAGGCCACAAAAACTCTTAAAAAAATTTATTCCGAAGCCCTTTTAGAAAAAACAGGGGCTAAAGAAAGCGAAACAAGGGAGAAACTTTGGATCGCTTATAATGTTGTTGGTAAAGTAGAACAACATTTAAAAAGTATTCTTGAAACCGGTAAATTAGCGGAAAAACAATTAGAAGAATTTCGCAAAACCGAAAAAGAAAAAAAATTTTAACCAAACAAGGTTAAAATAAGCCAAGTCAAACGACAGCTTAACAATAGGAGATGACTTTATGTCAGATACAAACCCATTACTGAATAATTTTTCAGTACAAGGTGCTGCAAAATCTATTGAGGGAATATTAGACCCTAATACGGCAACTATCAAACCTCAAAAAGAAGCAACACCGGTTGAACCAAAAGAAACCGAAGCGAAAGCCGAAGACAATCAAGAAGTTCAACCACAACCAGAAGCTCAACAAGAAGAAATTCAAGAAGCTCCTGTAGAAGAAGAAGCTCCAGAAGAGAGTGCTCTTAAAGAACAAGAAACAGATTTACACCAAGTTATTGTTAATGGTGAAAAAATTGATGTTGACCTTGATGAATTAAAAGCAGGTTATCAAAAGGATGCCGATTACAGACGAAAAACGGAAGAATTAGCTTTATCAAAAAGAGAGCTAAAAGCGGAAGAAGATCGTTTGAAAAACCAGTATTCGACCAAGTTGGACGATTTAAATTCACTTGTGTTGACTTTGAATGCTGAAATAAACAACGATATGAGTTCTAAAGAACTTGACCAATTATGGGAAGAAGACCCAACGGAAGCGGCGAAGCTAGACCGTAAGATACGAAGAAGAAAAGAAACTATTACTTCGGCTCAACGGAAATTAAGAGAACATCAAACTTCGCAATTTCAAGAATTGGTGTCTAAAGAAAAGCAACGGATTGCTTTAAAATATCCTGAGCTTTACGATCCTGTTAAAGGCCATACTTTAAGAACTAATATGACGAATTATTTATTGGGCAAAGGTTTTAATCAAAACGAAATAAGTTCAATTTATGATTCAAGACAGTTTGACATCATAGTAGAAGCTATGAATTACCAAACTAACAAAAAGTTGAAACCAACTTTAGTTAATAAAAAAGTCAAGCCGTCAAAAGTTGTAAAATCAGGTGTCAAAACAACTAAAGAAGAACTTAACTCCCAAGATAGGTTGAATAAATTTAAATCGCTTAAAAAATCTGGTTCAGCAAAAGATGCTACGGATTTGTTATTGCGATACATTTAACAACAACTTAACAAATAGGAGAAGAAAATGGCTGTATTTCAAACTTACCAAACAGTCGGCATAAGAGAAGATTTGGCGGACATCATTTATTCGATTTCCCCAACTGAAACACCTTTTATGTCAGGAGTTGCTAAAGCTAGAGCAACTAACACTTCCCACCAATGGCAAACTGATGCGTTGGCTGCAGTTGCAGCAAACCATGCTGTTGAGGGAGCTGATATTACTTACGGAACTATGTCAGCAACAACTAAAGAAGAAAACCACACTCAAATATCTACAAAAGGTGTGCAAGTTTCTGGAACAAACGAAGCCGTAACTTCAGCTGGAAGAGCTAATGAATTAGCTTACCAAGTTGCTAAAGCAGCAAAAGAATTAAAAAGAGATATGGAAACAGCTCTTTTATCTAATGTTGCAAAAGCTGCTGGAAACGCAACAACTTCAAGAAAGTTAGGCGGTTGCCAAACTTGGATTGAAACAAATGTTGACGCTGGAGCAGGTGGATCTGGAAACGGAAACGGTGCTGCTAGAACAGATGGAACTCAAAGAGCTTTTACTGAAGATCAGTTAAAAGGCGTTTTGAGAAGTTGTTTTAACGAAGGTGGAAACCCTAATATGATTATGGTTGGTGCTTTCAACAAACAAAAACTATCTGGATTTACAGGTGGTTCTACTAGATTTGATTCTGCTGAAGATAGAAGATTAATTACTTCTATTGATGTGTACGAATCAGATTTTGGTACGCTTCAAGTTGCTCCTAACAGATTCATTAGAGGTGCTAATGGTACTGCGGCTAAAAGAGGCCAAGATGCATTAATCCTTGAAATGGATATGTGGGCAGTTGCTTTCTTAAGAGATTTCCAACTACAAACTCCTGCACAAACAAAAGATGCAGATCAGAGATTTTTAGTTGCTGAATATACTTTAGAAGCTAGAAACGAAAAAGCAAATGGTGCTGTTTTTGATTTAACAACATCATAATAATATATTGTTGGGGGTGTAACCTTGTTTAGATATACACCCCCTAACAATTAACCAAATGTTGAAGTCTTAAAAAGGTTATAGGCGGAACGACATAAGGAGAATAAAATGAGAACTTTAAACGATTACTTTTTAGAGTGTCATTTAGACGATGTATCAACAGCTGGAACAGTTAGAGTTGCCGTTCCTGATGCCGGTAAAGTAATAAAAATTACTTCGGTTTTAGGTGGAACTATTTCTGGAGGTAACGCTGGAATAACTGCAAAAGTAAATACTACTAACATGACTGGTGGAACAATTACTATTGCACATTCTGGAAGTGCAGCTGGAGATATTGACACTTGCGAACCAACTGCTGCAAACAATGTATCAGAAGGTGACTATATAGCGATTGCAACTGACGGAGCTTCTACAGGAACTCATTCAGCACATTTTACAATTGTTGTAAGAAGATAATTTAATTTTGGGGGGATCTTGCCTAGCCGGTACTTCCCCCCTCCAACATAGGAGAACAATATGAGTTTTAATTATGGATTAAGACCTACAAAAACACAGAAAATAGCTAGTGGTGGTTCAAGTAGTGCAGTTGCAGATGTATTTGGTACACAAACTGAATATGTAAGAATAGCAGCTGATGCTGATTGTCATATACAATTTGGCGGAAATGGTTCAAGCGACCCAACGGCTACTACAAGCACAATTTTTATTCCTGCTGACCAACCTGAAATTTTTAAAGTTTCACCTGGCGAAAAAGTTGCTTCAATAGGAAGTGCAAATGTTTTTGTTACTGAAATGAGTGGCTAGTGGCCAAAAAGAAACCATTATTTGGTGTCAATAATTATGTTAAAGAAAGCCCAAGAAAAAGGCCAAGAAGACATAGTAAAAAACCAAATAAAAAATTTTCTAAAAAAAAATATAGAGGTCAAGGTAGATGAATAAAGATATTAAGATTGACGGATTAAAAAAAGAAACTTTTTTATTAGACGAACAAGAAAAAAAAATTGTTCTTAAAGAAGAAGTAAATATTGATTCGCACATTAAACATAATAAAGCTCTTTATAATCACAATGACGGATATTCTAAATCAAGAGAATTAAAAAGGGTTGCTTCAATACCAACTTTAGCTTTGCAAGTATGGGCAAATGAATATAATGGAACTAAAAATTGGTTTGCCTTACCAAAAGAAGTACAAAAACAAATTATGAAAAAAAAATTAAATAGTAGTGAATTTCAATATTTTAGAACAGCGGCAGGTAGATTGTAATGGCATTATCTAATTATACCGAACTTAAATCTTCAATAGCTAATTGGTTAAACAGATCAGATTTAACTACGGAAATAGCGGAAGACTTTATTGTTCTAGCTGAAAAAGATTTTAATTCAAAATTAAGAATTAGGTCTATGGTAACACAAACAACTATCACAATAGATGCTGAAACAGAAAATTTACCTAGTGGATTTTTACAAGTAAGAGATTTTTATATTTTAAATGGCGGAACAAAATACCCTTTAAAATATATTACACCTGCACAAATGGATCAGATTAAAGGCGGTTCGTCTAGTGGACAACCATCTACATTTACAATACTTGGCGATACATTTAGATTTGCTCCTGCAGCTTCTTCAACTTATACCGGATATTTAAATTACTACAAAAGATTTGACCCTTTATCTAATTCTAATACTTCTAATTTTATTTTAACTAACCACCCAGCGATATATTTATATGGTGCTTTATATCATGCGGCAAACTTTTTAGGTGGAGTTGACCCTGCTAGATTACAACAATGGCAAAGTATGTATTCTACTGCAATGGAAAGACTAGAAAGAAACGATAGAGAAGACCAATATGGAAATGCACCTTTACAACAAAGAAGTGATGTAACAGTCGCTGGTTCTTTTAGTGATAATTTTATTGCCGTAACAAATAACAACCAATAGGAGTAAAATGCAAATACCTTTTGGCGAATGGTTACCTGACCAACCTGAATATTTAAATCCAGGT